GCCGCAATCTGCGCGCCGGTATCGGCACCAGGCAGCAGCGGCACGTAGTTGCCGCCGCTGGTGAGCTGGCCGAGAACGGTGCCCGCCTGGCAGTTGCCGCTGCCGAGCGTGCCGGCCTTGCGGCTGATGTTGGTGTCGGGCTCGCTGACCAGGAAGGCGCCAGCGTGCGGGGTTTCCGTCTTGACGGTCATGTCACTTACCTCCGAACTTCGCGATGGTGGTGGCCCACTGACCGGAGGCCTCGGTGCCCGAGGACCGGGCGGGGATGGTGGTCTGCAGCTCCGGCGCGCCGGCCGACTTCGCCTCCATCAGCTCGCGGCGCGCGGCCTCGATGCTGGTGTGCTTGACGATGTAGTCGTGGGCCAGGCTGCGGTCGCCGGCGGCGACGCACAGGTCGACGACGGCGCGGGCGTGGGCGATCCGCTCCTCCACCGACTCGGCCCGGAGGTCGGTCTTGGGGTCGAGCAGGGCCGCCGCCAGGTCGCCGGGCAGGCCGGCCGCCGCCACTGCCACTGCGGCGGCGCCGCGGCTGGCGCGGGCGGCCTCCTCGGCCTGGACACGCTGCGCCTCGGCGGCGGCCGCCTCGCGGGCGGCACGCTGCTCGTCGGACTCGACCAGGCTGGCCAGGGCTTCGCGGAAGCTTCCCAGGCGGTCGGCCATGCCGGCGTCGATGGCCTTCTGGCCGTGGTAGGTCAGGGCCTGGGTGGCGCGGACGGCCTCCGGCTCCATGTCGCGGTAGCGGGCCACGGCCGCCACGAACATGCCGTAGAGGTCGTCGATCACCGCCTGTTCCCTGGCCATGGCCTGCTCGCTGAGCGGCGCATGCGGGCTGAAGTCGACCTTGCGGTCGCCGGCGAAGATCGGCGTCACCTTGACGCCCAGCTTCGCGTCGTAGCCCGACTGGTCGAAGTGGAAGGCCACCACGCCGACCGAGCCGACGCCGCCGGTGCGGCTGACCCACAGCTCGTCGCAGGCGGCGGCGAGCGCGTAGCAGGCGCTGTAGGCGTAGTCGTCGGCCACCGCGATGATCGGCTTCCGGCCTCGGCTGGCGAAGACGTGGTCCGACAGATCGAAGCACCCGGAGACCATGCCGCCGGGGCTTCGCATCCGGAAGACGATGGCGCTGACGCTGTCGTCGGCCAGGCTGGCATCGAAGGCCTGCCGGATCTCCTCGTAGCTGACCGGGCCCGGGTCGCACAGGCCAGGCTGGGGACGGTCGACCAGCGCGCCGGTGATGTTGAGCACGGCGACGCGCTGCGCGGCCGGCTTCTGGCCGGTGGGCTCTGCCATCACCGGATCCGGCGCGTCGACGCTGCCGGCGAGGTAGGCGCCGATCAGGCGCTCGCCCATCCCCGGCTCCACCATCAGCGGCTGGCCGATGGCCTGGGCGCTCAGGGCCGCGAGCACGGCGCTGGACGAGGTGTTGCGCCGGAGCATGCGCCCCAGGATGTTCAGGGGGTTTGCCATGTCAGCTGCCCTTGTCGTTGGTGGGAGTGGCGTCGCTGGTGGGCGCCGCCTTGTCCTGCGCGCCCTCGCCGCGCTTGCGGCGGCCGTCGCTGTCGTAGACCAGGCCCAGGCGGTCGGCCCGGGCGTTGTCCTCGGCCTGCTCGGCGTCGATCTCCTCGACGTCGTCGCCGTTGCTCATGACCACGTCGCCGCGGCTGGTGAGGCCGGAGCGGATCGCCTTGATGTCGGCGTCCACGTCCTGCACCGGGTGGCTGTACGGCCAGCCCTGCGGCACCCAGAGCGTGTCGGTGAGTTCGGCGCGCCGCTCGGCGTAGCCGGGCAGCTGGATCGCCCCGGACAGCACGGCCTGGTCGAGCCAGGCGGCGCGGACCCGGGTGCAGAACATCGGGATCATGTAGAGCCACTGGTCCATCTCGATGGCCCGGCGGAACTCGTTCAGGATCAGCCGAAGCGATCGGTCGCTGACGTCGCGCAGGTCGCCGGTGAGCACCTCGTAGGGGACGCCGTGCCGCGCTGCGATCGCCATCAGGTGGCCGCGCACGAACTCGGCGTAGGTGTCGCCCGGCCCCGGCGGGTTCGAGAACTTCGGTTCGACGCCGGGCGGCAGCTCCTGCATGGTGCCCGGCTCCATGCCGGCCAGGGGCGTGCCGTCCTCGTCCTCCTCGGTGACCATGCCCGCGGTGACGCCGGCGTCGTCGCTGGCCTCCGACTTGCTCACGTACCAGCCGGTGAACAGGTTGGCGATGTTCTGCCGCTCGAGGACCTTGTCGTCGAGGCGGTCGAGCTGGAACATCCGCACAAGCACCGCGGCGGCATCGGGCACGCCGCGGATCTGCCCGGCGCGCAGCGGCCGGTAGAGGTGGATCACCTCCTCGGCCGGGATGCGCACCAGCTCGGCGGCGTTGACGATGCCGGTGTAGATCTCGCCCGGGTGGGCGCGGTACATCCAGTAGGCGGTGCGCCGGCCGATGCGGTCGAACTCGACGCCGGCGCGGATCTGGTTGCCGTTCGGCGCCTGGGCGTAGTGGTCGTGCGGGCACTGCTCGGCTTCGATGAGCTGGACCTGCACCGGCACGCGCAGCCCGTCGGACTGGCGGCGGTAGCGGATCCGGGCGAACACCTCGCCGGCCTCGCGCCACTCCCGCCAGGCCAGTGCCTGCAGGCCGTACAGGTCCAGCACGCCGTCCGCGTCCAGCTCGCCCAGCGACTGGCGCCACAGCGCCTTGAGGTCAGCGCGCTCGGCGTCCGTGCCGCCCAGTGGCTTGGCCTGGATGCCGACGCCGATGCCGTTGGCGACGCTCTTGTCGAGCGCGGCGCCGGCCCAGGGATCGTTGCGGGCGGCAGAGCGCGCCCGCGATCGCACGATGCCCAGGCCGCTGAGGCTCGCATTCGGCCCGCTGTTCGGCGTCCGCCAGATGCGCAGGCGGCGTCCCTGGCCGGCGGCCGTGTACGGCAGGGCCTCGCCGGCCGGCACGCGGAAGCCGTCGCTCATCAGGTCAGCCCCGTGCCCTTCTCGTAGATCCGGATGGTCCGGCGCCGGCGGTTGCCGGACGCACGCTCGATGTCGCGCTTCAGGTCGGCGATCGCCGCCCGCAGGTGCTCGCCGGACTGGAACTGCAGACGGCGGCCGTCCTTCTGCTGGATCAGCAGGCCGCTGTCGCGCAGGTCCTCGAGGTCGCGGAGCTTCTCGCGAAGCCTGGCCAGTTCGATCGGGTCGCTCATCGGCTCATGTAGCTGCTGGCGACCCGGCGCAGCTTTCGCCGCGGCGCGGGCCTGGGGATCGCGGGCGCTGCACCGGCGGGGTCGTCCCCGGCGAGCAGCTCGGTGTTCGTGGGCCAGTCCTCGGCCCAGCCCGGCGGCCGGGTCCAGTCGATCCGGTCCGCCTTCATCAGGATCGCGGCGACGCGGTTGTAGACCGACAGGTCCCAGGCCTCGTTGCGCACGCCCTTCGGGCACTCCCAGCGCTTCGCCCCGCGGGTCTCCGCGGTCAGCTCGGCGAACCAGCTGCCGGGCAGCCAGTCCGGGAAGTGCACGTAGCCCGGGCCGTGGTCAGGCCGCGACAGGTTCGCCGCCAGGCCGTCCTTGAGCAAGGTCGCGTTGAGCAGCACCAGCGGCACGTCGCCCTGGCTGCCGGAGTTGCGGTCCTTGCGCTTCGTGGTGTCCGGGTAGACCGTCCTGATCAGCGGCTTGCTGGGGTCGACGTCGGTGCCCTTCACCAGGCGCACCCGGTGATGCAACCCGCGCGACCGCAGCGTCCGCCAGAAGGCGTAGGCGTTCTGGGTCACGCCGTCCTCACCGCCCGAGTCGATGGTGACGAACAGCACCGGCATGGTGCGCCGGGAGCCGTCCGCCAGCTCGTACCGGCGGGTGATCACCTTGTCGATCAGGACGTCCCAGTCCTCGAGGTAGGCCGCCGGGTTGAGCGGCAGGACCTCGCCGGACTCGTCCGGCCGCACACTGCTGCGCAGGCTGTACCGGTCGACGTACCAGCGCTCCAGCCCGACGCCCCAGCCCTCGACCTGCACCACGAACCGGCCGGCCTGGATGTCCACCGCGGCGGTCAGGAAGCGCACGCCGGCAGGAACCAAGCCCTTCTCCCATCGTTCCGCCCGGGCCTGCAGCTCGGCCGGACCGCGCTCGCCGCGGCTCACCGAAAGCGGCAGGTAGGCCCGGCCCTGGTCCAGGTTGACCGTCGACTTGATCTCGGTGTCGTCGCCGGTGCGCCGGTACTCCAGGATGGCCGTGGCGTACTTCTCGAGCACCTTGCGCCAGCTGCCGTAGGCGGCCGCGATCGAGGAAAGCTGGAAGCTGGCCACGTCGGTCTGACGCGGCTCGCCTTCGATCTCACGATCGCCGCTGACCGTGCACCCGTCCGGCACCCAGATGCCGTCGTTGTTCAACTGGCGCTTATGGCGCTCCTGCACCTGGGTGCCGCAGTGCTTGCAGGCCAGCACAGCCATGTCGCCGGCCCACTGCGCCGGGTCGGCGCCCTCCATCTGCTCGACCAGCTCCACCAGGGGGGGTAGGTCGAACATCTGGTGGATGTCCGGATGCAGGGCCATCCACTCCCCGCAGCTCAGGCAACGCCAGTAGTACCAGCAGCGCGTCCCGATGTTGTAGAGCATCGTCGCGCCGCTGGCCGGCGGCGCCATGTGCGGCCACTCGGGCGGCGCACGCCACTTCGCGTCGGTGTAGACCCGCCTGATCGAGGTCTCGACCAAGGTCTTGCCGGCGCTCATGTACGTCTCGGCGCGCTTGCTGCCCAGGGCGTAGAGGCTGCCCTCGCCTTCGATGTCGTCCGCGCTGGCGTCGTACTCGGTGATGGCGACGTAGCGGAAGTCGCGGCCGGACAGCTGCGCGCCGGAAGGCCAGCCCAGGGCCAGCACCATGCCGTTGGCGAACACCTTGTCGTAGGTGTTGTCGTCCTGCCGCCTCGGCGACAGCCGCGCCCGAACCTCCGGCGATGCCTCGATGGCGCGCTTGATGCGCACCTTGCTGTAGTACCTGGCGAGGTCCTGGCTCGCCTGCACCACCAGCATGTCGCCCGGCGCGTAGCGCACGTTCCGGGCGATCCATCCGTCGATCAGCGTGACCGTCTTGCCGGTGCGCGCCGGTCCGATGAACACCACCGTCCGGTACCGGCGCGAGTCCAGCATGTTCGCCGGCTCGGCCATGTAGGGCGTCAGGCCCGGGTCGTAGGGCCCGGTCGCGGTGACCAGCGTCCTGGCGATGCCCTCGCTGACGGTGATGCGCTCCGGCGGCCGCAGGCTTTCGGCGACGCCGCGCCGGATCTCAGCCGCGCTGGCGTACACCGTCTTCCTCGTCGTCGACCTCGGCCTCCATCACCCGGTCGCACAGCTCGACCCGCAGGCGATGCACTTCGCCCTGCAGGTACTCGACCACCTCGGGCGTCACCCGCAAGTCACGCTCGACCCGGTCTGGGAGCGTCTCCAGTGCCCGCACCACGGTCTTCGCCATCTCGGCCATCTCGGCCTCGACCTCGGCCGCCGGGATCAGCCGGCCGCTGTCTGCCTCGGCCTTGAGGCGCTCGTTCTCCGACTGGTACCAGGCGCGGCGCTCGGTCGGCGGCAGCCGGGAAGGGTCGAAACCCTCACCCAAGCCACCGGGCAGCTCGCCCTGCACCACCGGCACCAGATCGCGCATCCGGTAGACCGGATACCCGCCCCGCCGGCCGTCCGGCCGAATGCCCAGCTGCTCGATCCGTCGGGCCACCGTGTTGCGGCTCATACCGAACTCGGCGGCCACCTGGCTGATGCTCAGCCGCAGTGCAGACCGGAACTCCGTCACGTCTCCCATGGCGCACCCGGCGCACCGCCCCGGGCCGCGCCACTATTGAAAAAGCCCATGGGTGCTGCTGCTCCCTATAGG